TGGCGGTGATGGCTGCTTCAATTTTTGAAGACCCCCACCAGTGATTTATGTTTGCCAATTCCAGCGCCTCCAGCGCCAGCTTCAGTGCTTCTTTGTCAGTCATACTTGTCCCCCTTAATCTGATGCGCATGGCGCAGTCTTCTGCTGTGGCCTTCATGTATGGCATGTGCTCTCCTCCTATTCGTGTGTAGTAATCATCTGCCACTTTTTCGCACGTCTTTGCACACGCCTCACGCTCTGCTGCGGCGACAATGGCGGCAAAGCGTTCAAGCATGGCGTCAAGAGTTGGTTGGCGGGTAGTGCAATACACATTGGCCTCCTGCGCCATGCGGATGATGTCTTCGCGGGTCATATCAGCAAGCTCCAAATCCACATGCCTGTAAAAAAGATCAGCAAGAAAAACACCAGCAGCACTGAAAGCGCAACGCCCAACAGGATGCTGCCCATCGTGTGCCACTCCTGCGCTACATCAAGGTCCTCAGGAACAGTTGAAGCCGCAATCTTGAGCGTCTCCTGCTCCGGCTCCAGGGCCGCATCGGTAAAATGGCAACGGTATTCACACTGGGGCCTTTGTAAACAAAAGGCCCCTGCATCACACTTCCTGATCATGCTCATCACTCCCCCCTGCGATTAACATAGGCATCAATCTCAGCCTCGCTAAAATTGTCGTTGTCTTGATACTCGTCATCCGCGCGCCGCGCTATGCACTCCTCAATCGCCTCCACAACCGCTAGCTGCAGCACAGGCGCTATGTCCACCCCCGATCCCGGCAAATAAACATGGTGCAAGGTCCACGTGGCCGGATAGTCAGGCTCCAACTGCTCCCCCGAACGGCTCCGCGCCCCACGCTCCTCAGGCTCGTACTCAAACCAACAAACCAAATCCACACCCAACTCCTCAGAGGTGTAGTCCAAACTTAATAATCCATCCTTGGTGTGATTGGTCATGCCAGCCTCCAGAAAAAACGAAAAATACGAGAAAAGAAAGACCCGCGGCCCTCTTGCGATGATAGCAGCGCTGTTTGCAAGGCGTACTCATCCCGGCTCGGGGACCACGGCTGAGAGCGAACGTAGAAAATACCTATCTTGACCTTGCCNGTGTCGTAAGGGGCTACAGGAGGGCCTGTGAGGGGTTTAGTGGGTTGCATGCTGGGTTGCCTCCTTCAATGCGTTAAAGGCTGTCTGTACGCCCTCCAGGAGGTCTTCCCGGGACATGCCTATGGCCTTGGCCAAGACGACTGTCGCTAAGAGCGACACCAGCATGGCGTCAAACGGGTTCTTATGCGCCTTGCTCAAGCCCCGCAAAAGATCCCTCGCTTGGTCACTGGACCGCGAAACGAGGCTCAGGACCTCCTGCCATTCGAGATCAGAGACCTCTTGTTTATCGATGTTCATTACGCTATCCTTTCTAAGTGTTGCAGAGATTGCAGGAACATTATAAGCGGCACTGTGTTTGTAGTGCAAGTACCAAAAGAGGTCTAAAACATAGGTGTTTTCCCTTAGGAAAGGGGGTAGTTGTCAGGAAGCTGTAAGGCTATATAGACTTCTGTGGGAAAAAACATTTTTTTAAAAATAAAAAACCATTTAGGTGTAATCAGGTGAAATGGCGTAAGAGCTAGTGTATATGCGGGTTGTAGGTGTGACAGTTCATTACGGGGAAGAATAGGTGTAAGGAATTTACAGGGGAGACGGGAGCTTACTTTTTTTTATTTTTATATTTTTTTTTTTGGCTGAAAAGGTTATGTAGGCGGGGTTCTTGACTTCCTGTTTACGTCCGCTACACTTGCTTCTGTGNAATACCAGGAGCGAACAGATGTTTCAGATTGAATCGGGAGTAGAGATGCCCATGGGACGAACGAAGTACCCGTTCGCAGACATGCGCCCCGGGGACTCAATCCGGTTCGGAGACGAGAAACGCGCTAACAGCGCCCGGGTCTCGGCTATGCGGTTTTCTCGAACACATGCTGCAGCGTGGCGGTTCCAGTTGCGCCGGGTTGAAAACGGCTGGCGGCTGTGGAGGGTTGTATGACCATTCGAGATGTCTGGAACGTGCCTCCTGTCATTGGGGATAAGGCGCAAAAGCGTATGTCTGGCCAAGTGGCCCCACTACGCAAACAAAAAGTCCTTAACGGCAAGGAATGGAAGTTCGTCACGGAGCTTGTCACGGGGGACGGCAGGGTAACCCTCAAGGATGCTGCTATTCGGGCCGGGTACAAGCCTACGAGTGCCTCAGTGATGGCGTGGAAGCTAACAAACCCCTCAATCAACCCGCACGTGGTTTCGGCTATCCAGGCGTATCGAGCAGAGCTCAACAGCAAGTACAACACCTCGTATGACAGGCACATGCGTGACCTGCAGACAATCAGAGACAAGGCGCTGGAAGCAGGGGCGTATGCTGCTGCTGTTCAAGCGGAGTATCGCCGGGGACAGGCGCTAGGCACAATCTACGTTGATCGCAAGGAAATCAGGCATGGAACAATCGACTCAATGTCTAAGGAAGAGGTGCAGCGTAAGCTCGACGAGCTACGAGCCCTGTATGGAGGCCCTCCCCCGAGTGCGCTTATCGATGCCAGCACGGGCCAGGTGATCGAGAGTGTCGAGCGCGAACGGGACCCGGCTTTTGTTTCTCCCGTGGCGGAGCCTCCCCTCGATATCTTTGAACGGGATAACGATCTGGGACCCGGAAGTGACAACCCCTGAGGCGGCTTTTGCTGCTCGTGTACGTGACGGGCTTCGCCCCTTTGACGTAGACACCGAACGCATTGAAAACCGCGTCAATTTAGGCGTGTCTGACATGCTGGTAGGCGTGGGGGATCGCTTCGTTTCGATTGAGTTGAAAGTGGTTTCCCGCGGGTTAAAGGTGACGCTCCGTCCTCACCAGATCGCTTTTTTGACCCGGCATGCATCACATGGCCGTCCCTGCTTTGTGCTTGTGCACCAAATAAGCACTGTCGTTCGACCTGGCCAAATTGTTTTGTACCATGGCCGACAGGCGATAGAGCTGGCTGACCAGGGGCTGCGCCTAGCCCCCTTGGCTGCATGGCCTAACCGCGGCATGCCTTGGCAAGAGCTTGCCAACATCCTATTAGGGAAAGCACTGATAGAATAAGTTGCGCCACTGTTAATTTGCTGATATGATGGTGGAACCGGAACACCTCCGGCAACCTAGAAAGGATAGAGAAAATGGACACTCAAGACGAGACCAGCCCGCAGTTCCACTTTTATGCCTCGAGCATAGCTGACTGGAGAACAACTACTGAGACCCGAGACCTCCGGGCGCTGCTGAAAATCATGGACAAATTCGGGTATGACTACAACCTGTTTTTTGTTCCTTTGCCTCCTGCATCCTCCTACAAAATTAAGCGTTACGAGCCCGAAGTTGAAGGGGCTATTTGGCTTGGCCAGTTTGAAGTGAAGGGCAAAAAATGAGCCCGATTGTCGTGACTTTTTACGCTCCGCCGATTCCATGGCGCGGCGCTGACTATTGCGCCACACGCGATGGATATGATTATCTCGACCCTTTGGGTTATGGTGAAACGGAAGCGGAAGCGGTGGCAGCGCTGCTCGAAATGGAGGAGCTATCTAACCCTAATTTTTAATAGTGAAAATCAATTAGACAGCGGCCCTTGTTGTCATAAAATAGGCGCTGTTATTTATTAACTCACAGAAAGAATAGAGACCATGTTAAAAACAATCGCCGTAACATCTAACCGCAAAACCGGACCCATTGCCGCCACATATCGCAGCGGTGTACATGAGACTTATGGAACCTGCCCTCGTTCGTGTTCGCTGCACCCCAAAAGTGAAACTGGCACGGTGGAAATTGACGCGGAATATATGGCCGCAGTGTCTGACGCTGTGCCGCGTAATGGCCAAGCTTGGACCTACAGCCATTTTCCGGCTGAGGCGCTGCCGTCACCTAAACCCGGGAAAACCGTTTTCAATGCATCGTGTGACACTATGGCGGAAGCTGTGCGCACGGTAGAGCTTGGGCGCCCTGCTGTTTTTGCTGCCCCTTCTGAAATGGCGGAAAGTTTCCCCATGGTGCACCGGGGCGTAAAGTTCGTGCGCTGCCCCGCTGATATGTCTGAATCATTCACTTGTGCACAATGTGGCGGTGGCCAGCCCTTATGCGCCCAGGGGGACCGGGATTATGTCGTTGTTTTTCTCGCACATGGGTCCGGAAAGAAACGAGTAGGCACGGGGAAAGGCGGCTGCTATGCCGCGGGTGGCCCAACGGCTATTGCATGGCATGGCACGAAAAAAACCGGTCTTGCAAATGATGCTGCTGCCGTTCGTGCTTTTGCTCGTTCGCTGCCGCCGGGGTCTATG